TAATAAATTTTTATTATCTATCGTTAAAGAATTTATAAACGGAAGATATTGTTATGATAAAATATTTAATGAAAGTATTTACAAAACAAATAAAAAATTTATACATGGAATAATTGCCGGAATATGGCTAGGAGATGGTCTCCATAATCCAAAAAATAAAAATATTATTTCTTTAGCTAATGAAAAATTAATATATCAATTAAGATTATTAATGTTCTATTCGGGATTTATTACGCGAGTTTCTTCTAAGTTCAATAATAAAGATGACATAAGAACTCAATATCTTTTAGAGCTAAACAATACAGACGGACAAGACATAGAACAATTACTTTTAACCGGCATAGATATAAATTCAATAGCAGGCTCAAGATCAATAAAAAATTCTGATGGATGGTGGGGAAGAATATCTGAAATAGTAAAAAATCCATCAGAGTTAGAAGAAGAAGTATTAGTTTATAATATAGAAGTAGAAGAAGATAATAGTTATATTTGTGAAAATTTAACTGTACATAATTGTAATTTTAACGCATCAGGTGAGACTGTTATAGCTCCACAAGATTTAGATAGAGCTAAAAAATTAGTCAAAGAACCAAAGTATAAAACTTGGATTGACAGGAATTATCACGTTTGGGAGGAGTTCAAAAATGATGCATCTTATGTACTTTCTGCTGACGTTGCTCGGGGTGACGGGCGCGACTTTTCTGTTTTTCACGTTGTCAACGTTAGAACCATGGAGCAAGTCGCAGAATACCAAGGAAAAATAGATTTAGACAACTTTGCAAAATTATTGTTTGACACTGGGCGTGAGTATGGAAGCTGTATGGTTGTTGTTGAAAACAATAACGTAGGATTTTCTGTGCTAACAAAACTTATTGATATGGGATATCCAAATGTATTCTATTCAACTAAGTCATCTCACGAATTTATAGATTCAACGGCAGCAAGCTATACAAGTAATAGCATTCCAGGGTTTTCAACAACTATGAAAACTCGTCCTCTTATTATTGCCAAATTAGAAGAATTTATCAGAAATAAATTATTGATAATCAATTCGCAACGTCTAATTAATGAATTAGATACTTTCGTTTGGCACAACGGCAAACCAGAAGCGCAAAGAGGATACAACGACGATCTTGTAATGGCTATGGCGATAGCTTGTTGGATTCGTGATACAACAATAATTAACAACGACAGAAATATGGAGTATTCTAAGGCGTTCCTTAATGCTATAACAAGTAACAGACAGGTGTTCAATTCAAGCATTAAGGGAATGCAAGGATATACAAAAGCCCAAGAGTATAATCAACAAGCTGAAATATATAAAAACTTTTCGTGGGTCTTAAAAGGTTAAAAAATGGCACAAAATAAAAATTCGAAAAATAACGATGCTGAAAATAGAAATCCAAGAAACGAAGAGTCATCTCTTTATACTGGATTAACAAGACTATTTTCTGGACCATTATCTAATTTTCGTTCAACTTCCCAGCTAAGATTTAAGCGTCGTGATCTTGATCGTTTTAAATTTACATCAGCAAGTGGTCAATCTTTTAAGAAGAAAAGCTATAACCCATTTGAAGCCATTCAAAGCAATATTATGGCAAATCAAAGTCGTGCCGAACGGTATTCAGACTTTGATCAAATGGAGTTTATGCCTGAATTAGCCTCCGCTCTTGATATCTATGCTGATGAAATGACAACAAGCAATCATTTTCGTAAGGTTGTAGATATTGATTGTCAAAATGATGAAATTAAACAAATCTTAAACACTCTTTTTTATACTACGCTTAATATAGATTCAAATTTATTTGGTTGGTGTAGGACAATGGTCAAGTTTGGAGACTTTTTCCTATATCTTGACGTTGACGAACAACTTGGTGTTAAAAGTGTTCTTGGTCTTCCATCACCTGAAGTAGAGCGTCTTGAAGGACAGGACGAAACAAACCCAAATTATGTTCAATTTCAATGGAATACTGCTAATATGACATTTGAAAGTTGGCAAATTGCTCACTTTCGTATCCTTGGACAAGACAAGTATGCTCCATATGGAACTTCAATATTAGAACCTGCTCGTCGTATCTGGCGTCAGCTACAACTTATGGAAGATGCTATGATGGCATACCGTGTTGTACGTTCCCCAGAAAGAAGAGTTTTCTATATTGATACCGGTAATATTCCTCCTCAAGAGGTGGAGCAATATATGCAACGCATCATCACACAAATGAAGCGAAACCAAATTGTTGATCCGAACACTGGTCGAGTTGATCTTCGTTATAACCCAATGAGTATTGACGAGGATTTCTATATCCCAGTTCGCGGACAACAAACAGGAACAAAGATTGAAAACCTACCAGGTGGTCAATTTACAAGTGCTATTGACGACGTTAAATATTTAAGAGATAAGTTATTTTCTGCTATCAAGGTACCACAAGCATATCTTGCAAGGGGTGAAGGTGCCACAGAAGATAAAAGCACTCTTGCACAAAAAGATATACGTTTTGCTCGTACCATTCTAAGAG